AGAGAGCATCTGATTTTCTTGACCAAGGTTGCAATTTATCGTTCCGCGAATTTTAAGTTTCAAGAAATAGAACACATTTCTCCATCGCGCGCGAATCCTTTTCAAGAAACGCGTAACCCACTGAATTCGCGGGTCCTTCCTGGCCCCAAACGTATACGGGGGGGGCCAGGCGCAACGCTTTCCCAGTGACACCGGCAAAAATACCCGTTTCGTTTCGGTTTGGGCACTGACCTCATAAAACAAGGGGCAGAGAGGCCCCTGCCCTCGTCTGAACCGAAATGGCCTGCTGACCCCGTTTCGCTTTTCGCACCTCAAGTTCGCGCATCAAGCATCTTCAAGGACATCATCATGGACGTTTTGGACCTGCCTCTTGAGCAGATCATTCCTTATGCGCGCAATCCTCGCAACAACGCCGAGGCCATTGCGACTGTTGCAGCATCGATACAAGAGTTCGGATGGCGCCAGCCCATCGTTGTGGACGAGGCGATGGTTGTTCTCGCCGGACACACGCGGTTGGAGGCAGCGCGCAAGCTCGGCTTAAAGACCGCACCGGTGCATGTTGCCCGGGGGCTGACAGAATCCCAAGCACGGGCCTTTCGGATCATGGACAACCGCTCCAGTGAGAACGCGGAGTGGGACAAGGAGCTGCTGAACCTTGAACTGGCAGACCTGCTAGAGGCGGATTTTGATCTTGGCCTCACGGGCTTTACCGACGACGAACTCAACGCGCTGATCTCCAGCCTTGAGGACGGCGCCGGTCCGCAGGAGGGCGAGGACGATATCCCAGAAGTGCCCGAGAAACCAATTAGCCGTCCCGGCGATCTCTGGATTTTGGGCAACCACCGGTTGCTCTGCGGCGACAGCACGGTTGCCACTGACGTGCAGCGCTTGCTCGGTGCGGTCAAACCGCTGCTGATGGTCACTGACCCGCCCTACGGGGTGGACTATGATCCGGGCTGGCGCAATCAAACAGGTGCATCAAAAACCAATCGCACGGGCAAGGTTCTGAATGATGACCGCGCCGATTGGCGCGAGGCCTGGGACCTGTTCCCAGGGGAGGTCGCCTACGTGTGGCACGGCGCCTTACATGCAGCCACGGTCGCTGAAAGTCTTGAGGTCGCGGGCTTCATAATCCGGTCACAAATCATCTGGGCTAAAGAGCGGTTGGTTCTGAGCCGGGGCGATTATCACTGGCAGCATGAGCCCGCATGGTATGCGGTCAAAAAGACAGGCAAAGGTCATTGGGCGGGAGACCGCAAGCAGACAACCCTTTGGCAAATTCCAAGCAAGGACCAGGATGCCAAGACTGTTCATGGAACACAAAAACCCGTTGAGTGTATGCGGCGGCCGATCTTGAACAACTCAAGTCCCGGCCAAGCGGTCTATGAGCCGTTCATGGGATCCGGTACCACTCTGATTGCGTCTGAGACCACGGGTCGGGTGTGTTATGGCATCGAGTTAAACCCGGCATACGTCGATGTGGCTATCGAGCGATGGCAGGGGTTCACCGGGAAAGATGCGGTTCTGTTAGATAGTGGCGAGACGTTTGCCGCTCTGAAACCTCAGAGAATGGCGGCATGATGCAATCCCGACATCGCTCCTTGATTGAGGCCATCACCAATATCGTGGTCGGTTATTTATTGGCCATCATCACCCAGATCATTGTTTTTCCACGTTTTGTGCTTCAGGCCACTCTTGGCGAAAACCTCGCGATTGGTATGATCTTTGTTGGGCTTTCTCTCCTGCGGAGTTATGCTCTGCCCGGCTTTTTGTGCGCCTTATATAAAAAAGGAACCAGCCGAAGCTGGTTCTAAGTTCAGGCAAATTCACGGTCGTTAAACCGTGAGGCAGATTAGTCGGTGGGTTGCCGACCGTAGACTAACGTCCGGTGTGAAACTTCGATTCGCAAGAATTTATGGAAATAAACTGGAAAAAAGCAGATCTAGTGGGGCATCATCCCTGTCCAACACTTTTGATGCTCACCTTTGGTTGCGTTGAGCCGCACATTTAGACCGTGCGATTTAATACGTCGGTGTAGGCAGCGTTTGCCGTAAAATGCAGCACCCAGCCCGTGAGGTACGGCAGCCCTGCGGGTATGCCGACTTGACGCTCTGTCTCAAGACTGATGGTCCAAGCCTGCCACGTCTCAATCGTCTGAATAATGGCTGTTTCATTATTTGCGACACGGCCTTTAAGGGCCCCAATAACATCGTCCGCAAAGTGCCGCCCGTGAGAGCTGTCTAGAAAGTCTCGAATGCCGCGCATCTCATCTTCGCCTCCTGCCCCGGTCGCTAAACCAATGAACGCTGAGACAACAGCCCAAGTTCGATCGGTCGGACGATCGCGCAAGGTGCAGGCGTCCATCTGCTTATAAAAGCCGTGGGCTTTGTTTTGACTGGGGAACACAAGCACACTCATTGATCCACGTCCCATTCTTGCCAGGCGCCATTCTGCCAGATGTACAGGTGGTCAAAAGTGCGGGTTGGTTGTGTAAAGATTTCCGGCGGTCGCGCCGGATCGAAACACTCCAGCGACTGTGCATTCACTTGCCGGATCTCACGAGCTGCAAGAATATCGTTAGGTGTCCAGGCTTTGAGGGCGGTTAGCATATGCGCGGGGTAACCGTCGTAATGACAATAGACATGTGCCCATTCCCGGCCACCGATTTGGATAGCAATCTGCGCGCGGGTGCTCATAGAGTTGCAAACTGTGTTCGGACCATGACCGGATCTTTGATCAAAATCAGAGGGTGTCTTGGTTTGGGTGCTTCACTTGCGAGCAAGGGCATGTTGGTGTCTCCGCGGGGCGCTGATTTACAGTGTTAGCTTTGCTCCGCTTGGGGCCAAGATCCAGTAAATTCGACGCAATTACATAGCTTTAATCGATTGAGTGGGATTACTTGATGTCATCAGCCACCCAGCCCATCGGCGTGATCGCGCGGCTTCTCGATCTCTCCGAGCGACGTGTGCAGCAGCTGAGCCGGGAGGGCGTGATACCGAAGGCCGAGCGGGGGCAATACGACCTCATTAGCTCCGTTCGCGGCTATGTCCGCTATCTTCGTGACCTGGCGCTGAAGGCGCAGTCAGGGGCGCCAGACTATGCTGCCGAACGCGCGCGCTTCATCCGGGCGCGGGCCGACCTCGCCGAAATGGAAGCCGAAGAAAAGCGCCGCTCGCTGATCGCCGCCGAACAGATCGAAGCGGCTTGGATCGCGATCTTGGCGCTCGTGCGCACCCGCATGCTGGCCCTGCCTGACCGGCTGGCACCACAAGCCTTTGAACAATCAACCGTCGGAGACACCCGGAACCTGATCCGCGCCGCCATCCGCGAGGTGCTCGATGATCTCGCGCAGCCAAACATTGAATTCGAAACCAATCCTGAGATTGACGGGCTCGCCGATCCTGAAGCGGACGGTGGTGAAGGCCTTGGCGGTTCTGAACCCACCGCCGGATCTGACGATCAGTGATTGGGCCGATCAGAACCGCCGTCTGAGCTCTGAGGCCAGCGCAGAACCAGGCCAGTGGCGCACAAGCCGGGCGGAATACCAACGCGGGATCATGGATGCGATCTCTAACGCGGCAGCGGAAACTGTTGTGATCATGTCCAGCAGCCAAATTGGCAAGTCAGAGGCGATCTTAAACATGGTCGGGTATCACATCGACCACGATCCGGCACCGATCATGGTGGTGATGCCGACCGAGCGGGATGCAGAGACCTGGTCTAAGGACCGGTTCTCACCTATGGCGCGGGACACACAGTGTCTGCAGGATAAAATCGCCAATCCGAAGTCGCGGGACGGCAACAACAAGATCCTGCACAAGCGGTTTCCGGGCGGGCATCTGACCATCGTGGGTGCCAACGCGCCCTCGGGTCTGGCAAGCCGCCCGATCCGGTTGCTGCTCTGCGACGAGATTGACCGATATCCGTTCAGCGCGGGGGCTGAGGGCGATCCGGTCAACCTTGCGAAAAAACGCACGGTGACGTTCTGGAACCGCAAGATCGTGCTGGTCTCGACACCGACCAATAAGGGTGCGAGCCGGATTGATGCGGCGTTCGAGGAAAGTGACCAGCGCCGGTTCTGGGTCCCCTGCCCGAACTGCGGCCATGAGCAAATCCTGACCTGGGGACAGGTCAAATGGGACAAGGACGAGAATGGCAGCCACCGCCCGGAAACTGCGCGCTACCACTGCGCCGACTGCGACGCCGCGTGGAAGGATGAGACCCGCTGGGCCGCGACCTCGAAGGGCCGCTGGGTCGCGGAGGCATCGTTTAACGGGACCGCGGGCTTTCATTTGAATGAGATCTATTCGCCTTGGGTGCGACTTGAGGTGATGGCCAAGGCATTCTTGTCTGCACGCGCCGGCGGGGACGAAACAATGAAGACCTTCGTCAACACCTCTCTGGGCGAGACCTGGATGGAAAGCGGCGAGGCTCCGGATTGGCAGCGCTTGCAAGGGCTGAAAGAAGAATGGCGGGCAGGCACGGTGCCGGCGGGCGGATTGTTCCTGACTGCCGGGGTCGACGTCCAAAAGGACCGGATCGAGGTTGATGTCTGGGCCTGGGGTAAGGGCCTGCAAAGCTGGCTCATTGATCACATTGTCATCGATGGCGGTCCGGGCGATCCCGCTTGCTGGCAGAAACTCTCCGACCTTCTTGGCAGGACGTGGGTTCACGCTGGCGGCACGCCGATGACAATTGCGCGGCTCGCAATCGACACGGGCTATGAAACAGCTGCTGTCTACGCTTGGGCGCGGCAGGTTGGCTTTGGCCAGGTGGCCCCGGTTAAGGGACTTGAGGGCTTCAACCGCGCCAGCCCGGTGACAGGGCCGACCTTTGTCGACGCAACCATCGGCGGCAAACGTTTGCGTCGCGGTGCGCGGCTCTGGTCAGTGGCGACCTCGACATTCAAGGCGGAAACCTATCGCTTCCTGCGACAGGACCGGCCAACGCCGGAGGAAATCACCGTAGGAGCTTCGTTCCCAGCGGGAACGGTGCATTTGCCCAGCTGGGCAGACAGCGAATGGCTCAAGCAGTTGACAGGCGAGCAGTTAGTCACTGTCAAGAACAAGCGCGGCTTTGCAAAACTCGAATGGCAAAAGCTGAGGGAGCGCAACGAAGCCCTCGATTGCCGGGTCTATGCCCGCGCTGCCGCGTGGATCCTCGGCGCAGACCGCTGGTCGGACGCGCGCTGGGAGGAGTTGGCGGCGCAGTTTGCTGTTGCTGATGCCAAGGGCACGGCTCCTGCCGGGCGCCCGCAACCGGCCCGCAAAGCGCAGGTCCGCCGCGTCTCGCGGTCAACATATATGGGATGAGGGAAGATATGGCGGATTTGGCGACACTGAAACTCCGCCGGGAGGCCCTGACATCACAGCGTGCCTCGGGCGTAGCCCGGGTGAGCTACGACGGAAAGACTGTGGATTATCGCAGCGTTGCCGAGATCGACCGGGCGATCGAGGCCCTGGATCGCGAAATCGCCTCTACTGAGGGACGGCGCATGGTCCGGCACGTCCGCGTAACGACGGCCAAAGGGCTCTGATTAGATGGCACTCTTCGA